CCCTCTTCGGTGGTTGGGGTGGTTGCTTGTATCGTCTTTCTTGTGAGCCTTCTCGATGGTACCTTGTACGATAATTCTGTCTTTGGCCTCTCCATGCCATCCTGTATTGGTTTAAAAAAGAATGGGTAGTTCGTGGAAATTGGGACAACCTTATCCGTGAACATCTTCTTCGCGTCTCCTCCAGTCTTTGAAAGTATCCCAAATCTTGCATCTCTGGTAACAGTTGCCACGTTGACAACTTCCGAACTCGCCATAAAGGAGAAACCAGACCGTCTGTTCTTGAGGTAGCACATTCCATAACACCTATAATCCGCCTTGCATGCCTCCCAGAAATAAAAAAATAATCTGTTTGCGTGTCTAAAATCGGGTGAACCCACATCGATCTTTGTCCAATTGAGGTATATATAATGGGAGCCGGTGAGGTAACATGGCTCACCGTTGCACATGAACCAGTAACCATCAGAACGAAAATCAAACTCCTTGTTAATATATTCATAATACTTTTCTTTTATATCCTCATTATACGACTTAAAATTATATATACTTTTTATTTTTTTAAGTGTAGCTGGTTTAGGTGTTTGAATAAATACTTGATCTTCTTTTTTTAATTCTTTACCATTAATTTCTTTAGGTATTAAAGGAAGTGCAATTTTTAATCCTTGTATTTCATATATTTCACCTATTGTACCGTCTTTACTTATAACAACACAATCTAAATCTTTATTATAACCGTACTCGAATTTTTTATATCTATTATTATTTTTAACTAATTTAGATGATAAATGTTCGGTGTGTATCTTATATAAGGTTTGATTATACATTATTTAATACGATCTTCTACACCGAAGAATTCTTGTTTTTTAGATTTGTCTTCTTTTTCTACACTGTTAAGTTCTTCTACTTTAGCCATCATAGCTATAGCGTCTTCCATAGCTAATCTATAGGCTGATGCTGATATTTTTACTTTTTCAGGATCTAGCTCTTCTGGATCCATTTTTTTATTCATAACTTTTATTAACTCTTCTATAGAGTTTTCAGCAGCTTTGAGTAGTCTCTCTCTTGTTTTTTTTACGTCCATAGTTGATTGTTATATGATGTGATAAAATTCTGTATAATTTTTGATCCTCAATATTAAACTCATATTCGGAATCTGGTGTAAAGCCCACTATATCGCCTACGGACACGTTTAACGAACTTAAAAGCTTATTATTATATACAAGCTCACCAACTAATTCTTTTTCTTTTAAAAGACTCCATTTGAAATCTTGTGGTAATGGTTTAACAAAACAATATTTGTCAGGACATTTCCATTCACCATTATTTTTGTATGCATACACTTGTTCTGGACTAACGGAATAAATATTTTCATCAATATATGATGATGAATTTTTTTCTTTACCCCTAACATCAATCCATCTTCTAAATACATTGTGATTAACAATTACTTTATCACCTGGTTTTATTCTTGTTTTATAATTTATAGGTATGCTTTTAACTGTACCTATTCTATTAACAAACTTATAATCTCTTTCAGATAATTCAGAATTAATTATTAGTTCTTTGCCATCTATGTATTTTTTATTGTCGTATCTGCTATCAGTATATATAATATAATTGTAAAGTGATTTCATTAATAATCTAAATTGTATTCTACAGAAACAGCCATATTTGTATTAAAATGTTTCCATGGTATTTGATTACTATCTTTTTCTATGTATATATGATAGCCATCATCTTTTTCAAATATATCACATATTGTATGACCACCATAAACCTCTTGCCCTACAGAATAATGCATAGCTTCGTTTTTATAGTCTTGGCCAATTGATATTTTTCTTATTAATTTCATTTAATTTTCTTTTTTTCATCTAAACTAAAAAGTGTATGTATAATTATAGCTACAACGGAATGTAATAGTACTTTACTAAATGCATCACCATAAGGCATAACATTACTATAGAAACCGTATAAATACAATATGCATGCAAATACATTCATTCCTATTACAAAATTACCTAGCCAGAATTTTAATCTAGCATTCCAAAATATTTTTAACACAAAAAATATTGCTATAATTACAATAAATTCAATTAAGAATTGTTCCACTTTAAATTTTATTTAATACGTCCAAAGAGTTATTTTAGGAGCATCGGGATAACCAATACCTACATGGACAAAATTATTTTTTCTACTTACACCTATTCTTGTAAAGCCAACTTCCATAGCAGCTTTAACTAATTTAAATGTTGCCTCACCACCTACACTTGCAATATCAACAGCATTACCGTATGCGTGTTCGCCTGGCGCTTTTTTCTTTGCTTCTATTGGATGATCAGGGCTTCTATAACTTGATGTTATTTTTAATGGTGAACCATATACTTCTCGCAAGTTATCTAACATACTAAGAAGTTTTTTATTCATCAATTTAAATTCATTAAATTCAGATTCATTAAAATATTTTAAAGGCATTTTATTTTTGATTTAATTTATTTTTTATACCTATAATGGTATATATTATAGTTAATACTAATACTACTGTTTGTAGCAGCGGATTTATATCTGGCATTATAGAAAAGGTGAATCCACCTAAGCTTATACCATAAATTCTTAAGTCTTGCATTTTATTTGTGCATTTTGTTTCCAAAGACTTTCTCCACACCTCGTGATCCGAAATAGCCTCCGATTACTATTGTTAATAAACCGGTTATTGAATCAAGTGGATAACTTAAGTACCACCCAATTACATAGCTTACTGTTAAAAATATTAATACTAAAGGACGAACATTAGCCGCAAGCCATGCTCCTGAGTTTGCATCTGCAACCCATCTTTCTGTTGTCCCATCTATTTCAGCTCTTTCAAGTTTTAGTTTCTCTAATGCAATTTCTTTATCGCCTTGAGACATTTCACTACTACCTATTATAGCTTCTATTATACCACCGGCTGGTGTGCCACTGGCTATTGATCCTACTACAGCTGGAATTTTATTTAATAAAAACTTTCCAACTGCAGTGTCTTTAAATTTTTTTTTCATATTATTTAATTAAATTTTATGTAATACCAAAGGTTGCTTTTGTATTATCAAAAGCCGCATCAACTTCCGTTGCTGAAAATGTTCTATCATGGAATTTTATCATACCTATTTTACCATCAAAATCATAGCCAGAAGCTAATGAATATTTACCAATAGTTATATTATTTGTATTAGTTGAAACAGTACCTGATGTTGAGTCGGTATCTTCTAAAACTCCATTTATATAAAGTTTTCCAACTAAACTTGAATCAAAAGTAACTACAATATGCTCCCAACTTCCAGTACCAGAAACACTTTGACGTACATCTAAAAGTCCCCCAGAAACTTCTAATTGAAAAACATAAGATGAACCATTATATTCTAATTGCCATCCACCAGATTGGGATTTATCAATAATAAAATCTCTATTAGTTGAATCCCTATTAACCCATAATTCCATAGTTGTAGGCCGTTTAAAATCAAATATTGTATTATGAGGTATAGTCATATAGTGACTTGAACCATTTAAATCAAAATAATTATAAGCAGGACTACTATTAGTACCCCAAGTAGGAGACCCAACTAAAGTTGCATTATTTCCATTAGGATAATCACTTTTTGTAGCTAAATAGTTTTGTACTACTTGGGCTGCAGTTAATTGAGTATCATAAGCTTTAATTTGTCCAATTTTTCCATTAAACCAACTTGAAGCTCCATAAACTCCAATAGTTATACCATTATGTGCAGCGGTAGTTGGAAATGTGCCTGATGTTGAACTTTCTGTTTCTGTTAAAACACCATCTAAAAACAACTTATTATCAGAAGCATTAGGCCCTATATTTAATACAGCATAATGCCACTTGCCTGCCGTAATTGTTCCTCCACTTGCTAAATTTGCAAAATATCCATTTTGTGCTTGATTATATACCCACGCTTTTAATGTTCCACTATCTGCAATTAAAAAGTAACCATAATTGTTTCCAGAACCACTCCAGTTAGATATTATATATTGTTCACTTGATGTACTATCTGTATTAAACCAAACTCCAATAGATTTAGTATTAGCAGGATTTAAATCAGCTCCTGCAACAGTAATTTTATCATTAGAACCATCAAAATCAAAGTAGTTACCTAATTCTTGATCAAAACTTGCGCCACTAATAGTACCATCATTACTACCTACACTATCTCCCCATGCTCCACTTGTATAAGTAGCAGCATCTAAATTCATATTTAAATTAGGATTCTGGTACAATGCTTTAGTAGCATTATAATTAGTAGTTACCTGTGCTGATGTTAAGGCTGCACTATATGTTCTAACCTGCGCTATTTTACCATCAAAATATTTTGTATTATTATATGGGTATCTACCTATATCTAGACCATGAGCTGCTCCTGTATAGTTTGAATTTAAAGTGTCACTGTCTTTTTCAATTCCATTAACATAAAGTTTTATAGCAGCGCCGTTTGAAGCAGATGCTACTGTAAATACGCAATGATTCCATGTACCTTGTGCTATAGCTGAAGTAGTAGTTAATTGTCTATAGTTAGAACTATCTGAATATATATATAATTTAACCCCCGTGCCTGCATCTATATATAATTGATAACCTGTAGTATCACTAGGCCCAAGATTAGAAGCAATAGTGTCTGCTCCAGAACTTGCCTCACATAAACACCAAGCCTCTAAAGTAAAACCTCCACTTCCTATATCTGCACCCGTGTATGCTCCAACTTCAGCATAATCATCACTACCGTCAAAATTAAAATAGTCAGAATTACCATCATTATAATGTGCAGCACCGTTTACTGTTGCATTATAACTACTGTTTGCAGTATTAGACCAAGTTCCGCTGGTATATCCATTTGCGTCTAAACTAAGAGCTAAATTTGTAGAATATAAAGTTCCTTGAGTTGCTTCGTGTTTAGATGTAATTATAGATGAATAACTAAAATTATTACCTGCTCTATAATTTTGTCCTATATCTGAAGCTGTAAGTATTTCAGAGTACATTCTAAAGCACCCCATTTTTCCAGCAAATTCATATGAAGCATTATTGTAGCCGCCAATACTAACAAAATTATAAGTATCGTGATTTGTACCATTTCCATTTAACGTAAGAGTACCTTGATAAGTACCGTCTTTGTAAAACTTACATACATTAGCGCTGGTTATTGTTATAACAAAATGTACCCATCCATCAGAGGCCATACCTGATAAACCCGTAGAACTACTTTGACCAGAATGTGTTGTACCACCTGTTGTTTTTCTATAAATTTCTATCGCACCAGCACTGCCCGCAGCATTACCAATAAAAATTCCATTTATTCCTGAATCATTTGAGGCCGGATTAGCATGTAATAATGCAAAATTATTACTTTCTGAAGCATTAAACCACCATTCAAAAGTTACATCACCACTAAATCCTGTAACAGCATTAGTTGTTCGTAAATCATCATCTGATCCGTCTAATGTAAAATAACCTCTTAGGTCTGAACCAAATGTTGCATTTCCATGTGTACTAAAACTATATCCATTTGTAGATATATCAGTTATCGTTGAACCACTCCCACCATAAGAACTAGTATTACTTGCATCTATATGTATTTCTAAATTATCGTTATTATCTGTTAATGGAATATTTACCTCATGACCAGCAATATCGTACCAAATAGTTCCATCCCCATCATAAGAATCTACATCATTAGTATCTAAATGTACAGTAAGCCCTTGATCTTGGTCTGCTAATCCAGTAGCGGCTGTAGATTTCTTAAAAAATTTTTGGTCTAGTGCCATATTAAATTGTTATATCAAACTCTTCAACTTTTTTTATTGTATTTAAAGAATTTATTTCTGCTTCTTTTTTATTAATTGAATCGTATATAGCTTTTCTTTGTTCTTTTATTTTATCAGGTATAGATTTTTTTTCTCCTACCTCTCTTATAACATACCAGTCTGTAAGTGATAACGATTGATACCCATTTTGTTTTAATTGTTTTATTTTATTTTCTTTTGAAGATTTTAATGTACTTCCAGGTACATCTAAGTCCTTAACATCGTATGTATATACATTATCTATAGGTACAAAATGTAAATTAACTAGCTTTTGATTTTCTGGATTATACTTAGGAAGTTGAAGTTTAAAAAATTCATTTTCAAACCATATATCTTCACTCATTTTATCAAAATTCAAATAATGACCATTTATGCCTTGCCAAACTTCTGGTAATTTATTAAATATTACCGGTTTACCATTTATAACTTTTACTCTTGCCATATTAACTTGCCGCTTTTGAAATTTGATACCATGCTTCCGAAGCTGATACAAATTTTATTTCTATTATATTTTTAGTACTACCTGTATCATCATAGGTACCACCTAAATTATTATAAGTACCAGAAGATCCATTTATTGTTCCAAGTGTTAATGTATAAGAACCACCTCCTCCAGTTACTATAATTGTTTTAACATCACCTATTTTTACATTAGTAAAATTAAATGTTATACTATGGCCCGCTGTTACCGTAAATACATTAGCTGCAGAACTATCTACAGTTACAGCCGCTGCTGATGATAAAGCACTAGCTGCTGTATATCTGCTTTCTAATACGTTATGTGTTACTTTTGTTAATGCCATTTTTTATTTTTTAAAATTCTATCCATTTTTTATTATCTTCATCCCAAAGACATGGCCTATCGCTTGAAGGCTGCTCAACAGGTGCTTTCCACAAACATGTATCTTCATCTAGCGTCCAACTTTCAAAAGGTTTGGGAGATATAAATGCATCTTTATTAAAATTATAAGTATATCCTATACCTGCATAATTTTTTCTAAATGGA